GTTTCCCCTCACTGATTAAGGTGAGAATAAACAACCGAATTGAGCTCAAAAGCCCTCGATATGAACTGCGAAGTTGCGAGAAGCACTTCTATTGCTTCTGATGTCTACCAAACATCAGAAACAGTAGAAGTCCTTCCACACAATGGTTCTTCAACAATTCGGAACAATGGTGATGGTAGTTTCCGTCACTCACCACTGCTAGCGTCCGCGGCGGTGATGACCTTATCACAGCGGACAGACGCCCTGGTTCGTGGATTGGATTTGGTTCTAGAGCACCATAGTGCTCCCAATTCAATCCGAGATGCATTGGCTAACCAATTGCATGCTCACTTAGATAGCTCTATTGACGAGACGGTGTGGCTTAAACGTAGTAAATACGCTCTAACCTACCCTCTCTCGAAGTATCTGAGAAACGAACCCCCTCCTCCTCCTGATGTCAAGTTCCTTGCATCAGGACTCCTCCGTGCGTGGATGAAACCTAGATTATCCTGTTTCAATCGAAAGAACACGCACCTCTGGTACTCATGGCTTCAAGCAAAGAGATCTACTTTGCCGGCATCTGATGATATTGTCGATGCTACCTATGAGAAACACTTCGCTACCCTTACCAAAGTCGATAAAGGCGATGAAGCTACAATGGATTCGATCTTTTCTGATCAAACCTTCCTAAGTATCCTTCACAAGATTCGATCTGATATGATGAATCGCCTTGATGGTTCTTCTCCTTTCGAGCAGAAGTCACCGTCAGGGTCCGCTTGTTTTGAACAGACTCGAAGTAAAGGTGGCCAACAGGGTGAGCTGATGCTCAAGGTTGGCTTAGATGGAGATTCACATGCTAGTGAATTATGGTCCATGCGATGTGATCCTGTTGTTTATGGTCGAAAGACCAGTTACAACGTGGTATCCGAGGTGAGGTGTGCTTATGGTTTTAATGAGTGGAATAGTCTTCCATCCATAGCACGGGCATTGGATTTGTCCAAGCCAACCAAGTGTACGATTCAGGCTGTCCTGGAACCGATGAAGGTCCGGGTTATCAGCAAAGGTGAAGCTTTACCTTACTACACTTGTCGTCCTCTTCAGAAGGCTCTGCATTCTTCAATGAGAGACCTTGATTGCTTCCGTTTAATCGGGAGACCTTTCTCACCGACCGATATGTTAGATTTGAAAGTAATGGCCAAAACCACAGATCAGTGGTTTTCCGTTGACTATTCTGCTGCGACTGATGGTCTGTCCTGGAAATACTCAGGTCGTATCTTCCGCTTTCTTATAGCTGAACTACCGAAAGACCAACAGGACCTCGCCTTGGCCGTTCTTGGCCCTCACGCTCTCCACTATCCTGTTAAAGGAGGAAGAGATGTGATATTCAAAGGTGTGCAGACGAATGGCCAGCTTATGGGATCCATTCTTTCCTTTCCTATGCTTTGTCTCGCCAATCTTGGTGTCTATCTCGATGTTACTCGGGATTCGCATCGAGGTTGGTCTGACCAACAGCGTCTAAACCATGTTCTTGTAAATGGTGATGACATGGTCTACGCAGCCGATCCATCCTTATGGAAAAGGCACGTTGACACTGCAGGGAAAGTTGGACTCGAAATGAGTGTGGGAAAGGCATATCAACACCGTGAATACGCTAACGTAAATTCTACTAGTGTTCACCTAAACCTTGAAAAGGCTGATTCAACTCCATGGCAGATTAATTACTTAAATGCCGGATTGTTTTATGGCCAACATAAAGTTCAGGGTCGTGTTGACGCCGATGATGAATGGGATAGATCAGAGTCTTATACCAATAGTTGGGCTGGTTCGAGAATTTGTTCGGATATACATCTGAATTATCTTCTTGGGCAGGCTCACTTGGGTCAGAACCCTAATAATGGACTGGCGACTAATCTCAATGTGCTTCTCGAAGGGACTCTCCCTGGGAGGCAAAAGGCCCTTTTGATGAAGTTTCTCCTGTTTCATAAGGAGGATCTACGTAAGGAGTGCACTGCGGTAATTAGATATAGAGGTAAGACCTCTCTTGTTACGCGAAACCTTTTCCTGCCGTTGTCGGTAGGGGGTATGGGAGTTATTCCACCTTCGATAGGTGTGACGAGTACGCAAAAATGGCGTAATCAGATAAAACCTTCCCAACTCCAGATTGCGAATTACTTTCTGGAAAAGAACAGTGCTCCAGTAACGAGTTCCCTACCGTTACCTGGATTTGAGCTAGGCAAACTCGAGACCGAATTCTCCGCCCCCTGGGTTAGGAATGTCAGAGAGTTGTTGCTCTTCTCCGCTAGATGCACAATGAAAAAATGCTCCAAAAGTCTAGCTAGACGTGGATTTGTTCGATACGGACTTCATCCGCAGGCCCTTTCCATTTGAGGAATAGGGGTAAGGCGTTAGGCAACTCAACCTATGCTTTAAGATAGCTTAGTCCTGGTTATGACGTTAAACTAAAGCCATTGGGTTTACATGTGTAAACTGCCCAAAACGGTGAACTTGTTTTAGACGAGTATCTTAATAGTTCCGTGCTAAGTTTCCTGTTGAGGAATAAATGCCGAGAGACTACACGGGTAGAGAGTTATCTCATGCTAATGACTTCATTCTTATAATGAAATTAATCCATAATCCTTTCCAGTACGCAGATGCGTTTGGTGGGTGGGTGTGCTATCACATCTTCTATGGGGTATTTCTATGAGAATTACTTAGATAAGTATTTGAAGATTATTTGTTATCTTATTTGGAATCCTAAAGGGGGATGACCTACAGTTCTGCTCCGCAGTCTGCAGGCCTTGCCCTGCAATTTCTTTGCAGCTATTCCTATCTGATTTATGAATAATGAGAGCTTTGATAGAAAAGTAACTCTTCATGTGAATGTATAGTCCATCTAGTTCAGGATGGATCCAATACTATGAACAAGCTAAATTCTAGCATTAGGGGCCGGGCACGATCTGTGTCCGGCGTACCTACTGGTCGACCGCGGACAATGCGTCAGGTTAGATCAGATGACCGATCCGTTAGAAACGATGGTCAACATCCGGGTGTTTCCCGTGATCCTTCCACTCCGGTCCGCTTGCGGTCTGGGGCTGGAAAACAAGTGGCTGTAGCAGCCGCATATTCTAGTGGTCAGCGCGTTGGCGCGCCACGCGTGTATGGTACTCGGGATTCAGTTCGCATTGTTCATCGCGAATTGATCAGTTCTATAACCGGCACAGTAGGTTATACTGTTGCTCTGGCTATACCTCTGAATCCTGGCTTGTCTGGTAGCTTTCCTTGGCTATCCTCTCAAGCTCAATCTTGGGAGCGTTATCGCTTCAATAAGTTGAAGTTCTGCTACTACACTCGAACTGGATCGACGGCCTCAGGTTCGGTAATACTCATTCCAGATTATGATGCCTCCGATGCCCAGCCTGTTTCTGAACAGGTGGCATCCACATATGAGGATGTTGAAGAAGATGCTCCTTGGAAGGACATCTGTTGTGAACTGAGGACCTCGGCAATGAATGCCCTGGGTCCCTCAAAGTTCGTTCGTACAGGACTATTACTGGCGAATCAGGATGTCAAACTTTATGATTCCGGCAACTTCTTCTTAGTAACGACAGATGGGGCAGTGGCGCCGTGGGGTAAGCTATGGGTTGAGTATGATATAACACTCATGACTCCTCAGTTACCCTCCGGTGGTGGTGGATCTATACAGGCGCAGGCCGGTACATCCACTACACCTACCACAGCTAACATGTTAGCAAGTCCTGCCTTTGTAACAAACAGTTCAAGTCTGTTTACAATCGCGGGTGAAGTGCTGACGTTCCTAGTTGCAGGCAGCTTTCTTGTTGTGTATAATGTTGTTGGTACGACTTGTACTCAGACAACTGCTCCGGTTTCTTCTAATGCGGATATTCAGTATTCGCAAGAGGCCGGGACAGGCACAGCAAGTTTGATGCAATATTTGCAAACGGTTATGTTAGTTGGTAGTACCCTGACATTTAACAACACTCTGGTGGCAGGAACAAACGCGAGTTTGTTCGTTTCCCTGCTTCCTTCGAATCTCGGTGGTGTCTAAGGCGCTGAGTAAGATACATAGCGGGCTTGAAATAAAGCCAGTATCGGTAATGAGTAGAGTGAATCTCTATCATCCTGATATTTTGTATGCATACTTTTACAATTTTCTGTTAAGAAATTAATGGTACAATTGGGGTATTCTTATAAAGTATTAGGAGCGTCCACGGAAGAACTTGTGGATCCGACCCGCTACTGCCCTCTTCGCGAGGAGGGCCCTATCAATGATTACGAGGTTAGTTCTCTTCGTATGAGATAG